ATCTGCACAAAAAATTCAGTACGATTATCACATGCATCACACGGATACGTGAGATTATTTAATATCTTTCGTGCTGATTTCGATCTGACAGCCAAGTGCTTCTACCCAACAAGCGAACATGAAACCTGAGGGAACTCGCTTGTACTGCTCCCATTTGTGAATCAATGATGGCGTACAACCTATACTAAATGCAAGACCTTCTTGTGAAATACCTAATTGATTGCGTCTATCAATTAGACTTGTAATCATTTCGTCATATGTTGTGGTAACATATGTATCTTGCTTATAGTTTGGAAACTTTTGCATTTAGTTTACGCTTGTCCCTGCTTGTGGGATACGCACCTTCCATAAGTTCCATCACTCTCATCACCTTAACTGCTGTATCATATCTCAATTCAGTGCTGCCATTTAACGTGCGATAGTACGTTGATGTTGGAAGACCTGCCTTGGTGAATACTTTATGCAAAGGAATATTAAATTCCTTATGCTTGTCTTGTATAATTTGCCAGTAACTTTGTATCATACTGCGGTTATGCAGCAATCAATCAAGCCAGTCAAGTTCATCCATCTCTACAAATCCAGCGCCGTTGCAATTACTGCACGCTTTCATTGGTATGTCTTTGTTAAGGCTGGCGTATACAACTACGCCAGTACCATCACACTCAGGACAATCATTAAACTTAGCTACAACTTCAGTATGGAATTGTGTCATCTAACTCTCCTATCTTTTGATTATCCTCCCATGCTTTAGTTGCTCGATCAAGAAATTTCTTGCGCACAAATTTAGGATTAGTTTTCTCAAGAGCATCAGCTATGTCAATAAGATGTGAAGGCCAAGCAACTATTGGGCCCATTAAATCTGCTATGAATTCATAGTGCTGCCGTGTCATTGGCGGTGCTTTAATTGTGTGTTTCATCTGGCTTTGCCTCCCATTTAAGCTGCTTATTATTATCAAAGTGCATTGTTATATATTCATCATTGCCTTTGGTGTCAGTTATCTTGAGTTCAAGTGCAGTAAATTCTTTAAAGATCTTACGCACTTGTTTAACCTTACTTACATTCATGATAGTTATATTCATTATATAATCTCCTCTATATCTGTAACACTATAGTCTCTGTGTACTGACTTAAGGTAACCAGTACAGTCTGTTCCTTGATCTGCAACACGACAGAAAGCAATTCTTTTTGCTTTCTTTTCATTGTTAGCAATTACTCTTACAGTAAATCCTTCTTCGTGATGCATAGTTACTACGTAATTATGTAATTCATTTCCTGACATTGTTATCTCCCTGTTCCTCTTACTTGGTACTCTGCTTTGCAGCTATATCGACCTGCATCATGCGTGTCGTTCCATTGTCTGCAAAAATCCACAGCCTCCTCTTCAGTAAAAAAGGCATGTGTTTCTTTACCTATTTCATTTTTGAAATAGAAATTCTTACGACCAGCATGAGGTTCTAAACCATCAGGCCAATCGGCATTGTCTTTCCACCATGTACGTTGGAAGCAATCATATACTTCTATCATGTTGTCCTTTCTCCTGCACACTCTGGACACACGTTGACTACGGCATCAGTGTCCATTGATAGATATGCACAGTCATCACACCCTTCTGTTGGTGTATTAGTTACAATAAAGTTTTTGATTTGCATTGCAGATATAATTGCATACGGCTTATCAAAGTCATTAGGTTTATCAATATATTTCATTATTGTATTGAACAAATAATCTAACGACTTGTAATCAGGCGTGTTAAAGATGTTATCAATTTTCATTTGGTTTTCCTTTTCCATTTCATTTCAATAGTTTACATGGTGCGTGTGCGCAACACAACCCACCACATGATGACCTCGAAGCCACGTCAACCACAAGATGTAGCCCCTCAAAAGAGGAGCAACACCGAAGCTACAGTTACAATGCCAGACGCGGTGGCTGCATATAAAAATATACAGATGCGATCCATTAAGTCTTCACGATCTAGTTCTGTTTCAGTGTAACCTAGATTGCGACGTTCATTGCGACGTTGTTTAAATATGCTTAACATAATGTATCTCCTTGGTAGTGAGGGGGGCTTACGCCCCTACCTCTGCTTTAAGTTGACGTGCTTTCTTCATAATTGCACTTTCTTTCTTTGGTGCTTGCTTAGATGAAGCGTTCTTTGACATCCAAGCGTGTCCACCAGTAATGATTGTATACACTTGGCAATCAGCATCGTGTCTGACTTGAAGCTCTTCTAGCTCGAGATACATTCGCTCAACATACTGTTCAATACGATCAGCACGTATATGATTGCCTTTCTCAGCCTCTGTATCATATTCAGTAGTAGCATCTGATATTTGTCTTTTCTTAAAATCAATACTGTTGTTAGATGTATAACAAGCATCTCGAGCTAATGACTCAAGGAAGTATTGATTAACCACCGAAGTGTTTGACTCACCATCTTGATTAGTATGATATTTAATTACTTCTAGTTTTAACTTAGCTAGATTTGATACGATCTTTGACATGTTGTTCTCCTAGTAAAAAAGAGAGGCCAATCCTCTCTATGCAGACCAAGAGACAGTAACAAAAAAGCCTACTTAGGCTGGTGTGCCTTGCAACTTCTTTCCACGCCTGTGACCAGATGTAAGGAAGGAAAGCATAGAATAGAATACAGACAGGAGTTAGTGATAAAGGAAAGTGGTTGCGAGGTACTTTTGATGCTGTCATGCAGGTCAAGTAGAGAGGAATGGCAGCTCTTTCTAGGAGAACCCACATGTCACGTATCAAATCTAGATGAGTTAAAACTCTAAGTACCTTTTAGTATGTTTTAGTATGCTTAGTATCAAATGCTGAGTATAAAGGGTGGAATGATTCGAGTGTAGGAGAATCATGAACGCACTAAATCAATGTAGTGACTGTTTTGTGCGTTGACACAGGGTGTATTTGTAGTGCTAAACATGGGGGGAGAGAGGGAGAGGGGGGCTACAGTAGGAGTTAGTATGGCAAACATAGCACTAAGGAAGTTAACAAAGAAACAGACTGCACTCGTTGATGCGTATGTAGCAAATGGTGGGAATCTTACACAAGCCTCACAAGAAGCTGGATACGCTGAGGGCGACAGCGGAAGAGTTACGGCACAGAAGAGTATGAAGCTAGCCCATGTGCAACAGTACATGATGGAAGTGGTGGCGAAGGAGTTTAGTAGACATGCTCCTGCAGCTGTACACCAGTTAGCAGGGCTAGCTAAACAAGCTAAGAGTGAGTACGTACAGCTAGAAGCTAGCAAGGATCTATTGGATCGAGCAGGGTTTAAGCCTATAGATAGGAGTCAGGTACAACTTGCAGGAGATATTAAGGTATCGATAGACCTAGGATAGGGGTAGGGGGTTAAAAAAGTGTTAGTATTACTTAGCTAGTGATCCCCCACTCACATGATTAGCGAAAAAAGCTTGAAAAAATATTTGTAATAAAAAGGGTTTTGTAAATGAGTAGATTTGGTGATAAGGTTCCAGAGACGTTTGACAACAGTGCTGATAATTCTACAGCTAAGAAGGCGTTAAAGAGTAGTGGATATACAAAGGAGACTGAATGATGTGTGGTGGCGGTGGCGGCGGATCGGTATCTGCAAAGACTGAAGAGTTTTATAAGGCTGGTAAGAAGGACTATGGTGACTTACCTTCCCTAGCAATGGGTGATAAGGTAGAGCGCACTGAGGATGGTATGGCAGACATACCTGATCCTAGTCGTAACAAGCGCAAGAAGGCCAATAAAAAAAGGCTTAAAAATGAAATGCAAAAAGAATCAGATAGGCAGTCATACAAAAGTGGTATGGATAGACATCGCAGCTTATTGAAGCCGTACTAATGAGTAGTACACCAGCGTGGACACGCAAAGCAGGGAAGAATCCCAAGGGTGGTCTTAATGCTAAAGGGCGTGCATCTTATAAGGGTGGTACGCTTAAAGCCCCAGTTAAGTCTGGTGATAACCCAAGGAGAGCTTCTTTCTTAGCACGAATGGGCGGTATGAAAGGCCCAGAACGTGACTCTAAAGGTAAACCCACTAGACTTCTTCTTAGCCTAAAGGCATGGGGAGCATCGTCAAAAGCTGACGCTAAGTCTAAAGCAGCAGCCATTAGCAAAAGGAATAAAAATAAAAATGCCTAGCAAGATTGAAAATAAAAAAATGACAGGGCAAGCCCCTGCTGCCAAAACATTATTAAGGCAAATACAAAGCGAACTAAAGAAAACAGTTGGCTATGACGGACAATCAAAGTTTGAAAGCGACTTTACCACAATAAAAGGTAAGCGTGTTGAAAAATTAATGTCTCCAAGAAAAGTTGCCAGTGCTATATCCGCAGGATTTGATGCAGCTAAAAGAAAAGTAACAGGACAAGAAAGTCGGTCTTCTTTGTTGCAAAGAGAGAAAAAAGTAAAACGTCTTCTTAAAGACTACAGAGCAGGGAAACCCCAGTAATGGCTGAAGGATTATATGCAAATATAAATAAGCGTAAGAAAAAAGGGATTAGTAGATCTAAAAAGAACTCTACTATTAGCGATAAGGCTTACAAAAATATGAAAGCTGGCTTCCCTAAAAAGAAAACTCTATTGAAAAAGGACAAATAATGGCTTGGACATTTAAAAATGGTGACGCATATACAGGCGACACACACGAATTAGCTGGCATGACTTACTCTGGAAAGACGCGTACTCGCGATTCTAAGCCTCTGCTAGAGGTAAAAGAGGCAGCAAAGCCTAAGAAAGAACGAAAAACTAGAGCGACACCCTTTAAAAAGGAAAAGTAACCTTGAGTTTTCTAAATACATTGCAGCCTAAAGAGCGCGATACATTGCGTAGGGTGGTGCGTATAGTACATATGAAGCACCATCCTAAAGATTTCCAAACAGATCACGAAGCTGACAAGATTATTGAGGCTATTGGCCCCGAAATTGCAGCTAGAATGATT